TGTAGTCTAATAGTAGATTTGCTTTAGGATCATAATATTCCATAAGTCCGCTCCACCCAGTTATTATAGCTGGAATGCCAGTAGCCATCGCTTCAAGAGGCGTAAGCCCGAATCCCTCCCCACGCGTAGGAAAAACGAAAGCGTCAACTCTACTATAAAACTCTCTCATCATTTCTTCATGCGGAACAGCTGTCATCTGAACTTCTATACGAGGGTCTCTACGATTCCAATAATAGAACGTATAAGAAGTCTTACATATCAATCTGACGTCCTTAATCTTAGGAGGAAACGCTTTCAAAAATGCATCTACTAGGATATCTGTTCCTTTGCGATTACTTAAAGCACCTAATGTACCAAAAGTAAATATGCCATCATCTTTACGTTCTATAGGCTTAAACAATGTCTCATCCACTCCCCAATGTATTAGCTCAATTGGCACAGTCACACCACTGTCCTTCATCATCTGAACGTTCTGAACACAAGGTACAAATACAGCATCAAATTTATTAAGTCTAGGCACCCAACTTGCTGGCACTCTAGTCGTTTCAAACGGTACAACTGCAATATTTTTAGAAAACGGTGAATGTTCCCATGATTCTTTTGGCTGTTCATGCCAAATCATTGCACAATTTTCTGGAACATCCTTGCTCTTAAGCATTAACGATTCGTTAACATTAACAGCGTTACCAACCCACCTAGGATCGTGACCTTTCTTGATTGAAGATTTCAAAAGATTAACTGATACACCACCAAATCCAGAGACAGTATCTAATGCAGCAGAAAAGCCAAACGTTTTGTTCAGCTTCCACAAGTCAGGATTATATGGATATTTTATATCTTCTGCTTTCACTGGATATTTAGTAGATAATCTTAGATAGTCTGAAAAACTTACATCTAACTCACGTCCAGTTTGATAGAAACTTCCGTTATATAATACATCACTGTATTTGTTTGAATCTATTATTATTTTCATAGTGCTTATATTGTGACAGGCACTCTATCTCAGGCCAATTCAGAGTGCGAATGGCCCGAGAACTGCCACATTAAATAGCAGGATCTGCTACGTTTGATAGCATACCAACACGGGGTTCTCCTTTAACTGCTAATACTGTATATTCATTGCTATTTGTTACTGCTTCCTTTCAGAAGCGAATAAGAATTTCTTCTTATTTCTGTATGTCGCCATACAGTTCGGACTATATCTTCATCTTACTTACGTAAGAGTTTCGCGTGTAGTCTCTACGGACTCGCCTTTATATAAAGGATTGCCTCGGTATTGTCTCTATAAAAGAGGTGTTCACCGATACAGCGAAATAATTTTTCATCCTTGTCACCAAGGAGCTACACCAATATTTAATGTAGAATCTTACAGTATCTGCAAGCTTCAATTTGTTATTTCTTCTTTTTAAAGAAGTAGTCAAATCATTTCTGCTTGACTCATATAGTTTCCTATATGTTCAGACTATATCTTTATAAAATATGTTTTAGATATTTTAATGTTTCACGTGTAGTCGTTACGGACTCGCTTTCTATTTTTTTAGAAAGATTGCCTCGGTATTAGCATGCCATTGCTGGTGTAGCTTTCACCGATACAGTGTAATTTATACTTGCCAAACTTACTCTAGCAAGTTCAGTTCTCCCAATGGGAACTAGATCTGCCATTTGAATCCCTTCGTCATCGTGTCTCAAGAAATAGACATCAGATGATACGGTGCCGCCTTGTGCTCCTGAAGACCCAGCCGCATTATACGGATCAACTTTGTTAATGTAAGAAACTTAAAGACTTTTGCACGTCTTCATTTATGTCTTTCTCCCAAACTCTATATACTTTATATCCAGCTTCTTTTAAAGAAGCGTTTATTCTAGCATCTCTTATTCTATAGTTAGGTAAGTTATGCCAATAATCCCCGTCTACATATAAAGCTATATTTCTATCAGAGATATAAAAATCTGCAATAGTTATTCCTAAAAGAGGCTTTTGAGATTCATAAGATATTTTAAGTCTATCTAACTCTTCTCTTACTTTTCTCTCTGGTCCAGTCTCTTTAGTTGGAAACTTTTGATGAACTCTCTTTTCTCTTAGTTTTCTTTTATGTTCATCAGAAAATTTACGTCCTATCAATTTAGATGAATATCTTCTTACTCTTTCATCTAATTTAGTAAGACCAGAGTTCCAACTTTTACCAGCCATTCCTTTTTTAGTGCCTTCAGATATTTTTGTTTTCTCTTCTATTGTTCTAGGCGAATATGATCTAAACTGACGTATGTTTTTAAAGTGCTCTTTTAATCTACTTTTTTGTTCGTCAGTCCTAATATATTTGCCTTTAGACATAATTGTTTCTTAATGATACATCATTTCTGTGTATCTCACTATGTCACCATAGTGTTCAGACTATCGCATACCTTTTGTTAAAAAGGTCCTTTATACTTAGTCGTTGCAACTGCACAGCTTTCGCTTGCTTGTTGAGGGTTTTCTCCTTTCGGAGACCTTCCCCATTAATCAATAAAGGTTTTACTTCCGCTATTCGTTTTAATGACGGAAGGGCCGGATTACAAAAGAACTTATATGTTACTATGTTATATAAAACTATATAACATGATTAGTTATTTCTAACTAATTCTTTATGTTCCCATAAAGATCGGACTATATCTTCATCCTCTTTTTTTTAAGAGGAGCAATACGTGTAGTCTCTACGGATTCTACTTATAATATCAAAATAATCTGATATTGTAAATAGCCTTTCCTCGGGATTGTCTGTCCTAGAGTTTCCCCGATATAGTACTGTTTTATCATTCTCATTTCTGAGAAGGGTGACTTCTTTAAGCGAATCACCTATCACTGGGACAGGTCCCAATGGTGACTGATAACTAACGACATGGTCGCCAGCTGTCAATGTACCAGCTTGATCTATGTTGATGAAATAACGAGCTGCTGGTGATACGATCTGGTTAACTACTGATTGCAACCCGAACGAGAGATAAATCGCGTCCAGTTTATTGCCACCTTGAAGACGAATCTTCTTAATGACTTTATCAAATGCAGGAATAGTCACACCAGAAACAGCCAACGCTGCTCCAGAGTTATCAACTACGTTAGTAGTCAATTGTACGTCCAATCCGTCAAATGCTAGAGGGTTAATGGAAGAGTCGGCTTTGAAAATTGCCCATTCTTCACACTGAACCACACGTCTTAATGATGCTTCGGCAATTTCTGCCTCAATATCAATATAAGAACGTCCACTGGCTATCCAATTTTGTTATAGTATTTTTAATACTAATCAATACATTTCTGATTGATTCTGCATGTTCCCATGCAGTTCGGACTATATCATAATAACTCAATAGTTCTAAGAATCTTATTTGTAACATTATTAAAATGCTTTTCAATGTCATGTTCCCAAAATCTCAAAACAGTATATCCATTGTTCTTTAAAAAACGATTTATTGTATTATCAGATTTTCGTTTTTTAATATCATAGAATCTACCATCTTTACATTTTGAACAGCCATGCCATCTACAGCCATCTTCATAAATCACTAATTTCTTAGTCCCAATAAATTGATCTGGAATTGTTCTATCTAACAGGTTAACGTCCTTTTGAAACTTTATGTTATTATCTGTAAGAAACGTTTGAACTTTTATCTCAATTTTCGTATTCTTCTTAACGATATTTTTGAGTTTGTCTATACACGTCTTTCTATAAACTGGGTCTTTCCATCTTTTAGTTGAAATGACTCTTGCTTTATTCCTGATAATATTCTTTGTTTCTTCTGTATGTTTATGTCCATAAAACGAATTTTTACTACCCGTTTTACTTTTCATAACATCTGAATGATGTTGAATATATGGTGTATCATATTTAGTTTTTCCTTTTTTAGATAAACTAACACTACGACCATATTTTGCAATACGTTCATCAGTTTCTTTTGTTAGGCCTTTATTCCAAATCTGCTTCATTTTTTGAATTATTGAAAGCGTATAGTCTCTACGGATTCTATTTATAGTATCAAAAAAGTTTGATAAAGTAAATAGTCTTTCCTCGGAATTGTCCACTATATGATTATGTTGGGAGTTTTCCCGATATAGCTTTCTTTTTCACTTATAGTTTTATATAAGTGCCACAATTAAATTTATGGGTCCAGTTATGACAGCAGTTGTACCCAAGTTGTTAATCAATAGAATTTTCTATTGTGCTAGACAGTTTCCTTCTAGCTCTCTATGTCGCCATAGAGTTCAGACTATATCATTATCCATTAGATGGATATTCCGTGCATAGTCGTTACACCTTCTAATGCATTACTGCAAAAGCTCGGCTCGGTATTATCTCTATCTCTAGAGGGCTCCACCGAATTCTCGGAATTTTACATATAACCTTACGATTATAAGCCTCAGTATGTTTAAGGTACTTATATGCCAATTGTTAATACTTTTTCAATGTACAATAAGTCATTTCTGCTTATTTCTTATACTTTCGTATAAGTTCGGACTATATCTTCTTCTTACAGCACTAGCATAAGAAGCTTTACGTTTAGTCTCTACGGACTCTCTATTTTAGGATGTTACGTTCTAAGATAGGTTGCCTCGGTATTAGCTTGCTATTGCTAGTTTAGCCTTCACCGATATAGTAAAGAATTTATAGACAGCCGCATTTAATGGCTCAGCTGTCTTCTGTGTATATGCAGGATCAGTTCCTGGAGGAACTTGACCGTCAGCATAAAACAGATTTACTAACCCTAACGGACCGTCTGCTACTGTGTCTAAACGTGTGCGTTGATTCCATAAGTGAGCCAAACCTTCTCCTTTGATACGTGTAATACGATCTCTAAGAGGGGTTAGACGATCTGAAAGTACGACTATCGCGCTTTCTAAATCTTGCGAATGTTACTACGATTTTCATCGTGGATAGGACATTTCTGCCTATCTCTTACAATTACTTGTAAGGTCGGACTATATCACCATCCTAATCATACATTAGGAGTCTCACGTGTAGTCTCTACGGTCTTCCTGTAAATTACAGGTTGCCTCGGTATTGACCTATCTTCTAGGCGTTCACCGATATAGTGAGATTTTCTTAATTAATATTGCTATTAATTGCGCGCCAAAATTAACGCGCCAAAAGTGAATTTGGTGTTGGTCCTGCAAATGAAGTATCTACGCTCTTTTGAAACGTTGACAATGCTTTTTCCAATCTTGTTTGAAGGTCCATAGTGCTTTAATTGTTAAATTACTAATAATTCCCAACGCATCTTATCTTATAAATGTCAGACAAATCTAACATCTAAAAGCGAAGTGAACTATAACGACTCCAATAGTCCGTGGGTTTTTCTACTCTCCAGATTTTTCTCCAAAAGAAGAAAAATTAGATTTGAATAGTTCTTTAAAACTAGCCGGCTTATCTGATTTCTTCACCTCTTCTGCTACGACTTCTTTAGCAGAAAGAGCAAATCTCTTTCCGTCCTTAGACACCATATAAGGAACTCCACCCACTAAAACAGACTTTCTCATTCCAGGCTGCTTCACCATTTTTTTGATTTCTTCCTGGAACTCTGGGCTATCCTTTATCATGTCTACTATACGCTGAGTGAAACCAATTATTGACTTTCCGCTCTTTTGCATATCATCTTGTGATTTCTGAATAGCTGTACTTAGTGCAGCTACAAAGGTATCTAAGTCTGATTGAGTTTTTAAGCTTGATGCAATAGTGCCAATAGCCTTACTTACTTCATCCATCTGATAATCTGAAGGCTTAGCTTCTGAATTTTCTTTTTCAGTAGTTTCATCTTCTTCTTTTTCAGTGGTTGTTTCGGCAACTTCTTTCTCTGTAGTAGTTTCATCAGTAGCTTCCTTTTTAGTTGAAGCTTCTGATTCTTCTTTCTCAGTGTCAGTTTCACTGGCTGTAGCTTCTTTTACTTCAGTCGTACTATCTTCCATTGCTTTAGAAATTTTCTGAAAGCCTTGTTTTATCATTTTGATGATAGACTTTTGACTCTCTTCAAGACGATCAATGCGTTCTGACATAGTCTCTTCAGTAGTGTCTTTTTCAGCTACTTCTGAAGTTTCTCCACCATCTGCACTTTGCTCTTTCTTTTCAGAAACAGTTTCAGTAGCTTCTTTTTCGGTAGTATGTTCTGTTGACTCTTTTTTTGTTTCAGAAATAGTTTCTGTTTCTGCTTTCTCAGTAGTTGTCTCTTCTTGATCTTTTTCAGCAGTTTCGGAAGTTGTGACTTCTTTCTCAGCTGTTTCAGAACTAGTAGCAACTTCTTTCTCAGTAGTAGTTTCAGCAACATCTTTCTTAGCTTCTGTAGTCTCAGAAGTTTCATTTTTCTTAAATATGTTCATATCATTAATTATATTATCGTTCTCACCGACCTTTTTCCACTCTTTATCAGGAATAGATTTTGCAAATGCTTGCATATAATCTAATTGTGGGTTATCAAATAAAAATTCTTGTCTTAACTGAGTTGACTTCTCAAATGTATTTATATCTTCTCCTTGTTCTTTGTAACTTTTAGCTACTAACCAAGCATCATAATTAGCAGGTCTTTGCGTCACAGATACTTCATTAAGTTCTACATCATAAAATGTTTTTACCATCTTTCCTACTGCATCAGACATTTCTCTATACGCTCTCTTTACATGTCCGCCTACAGAAAGACCAAGCTTAGTACCAAACTTTAAAGCTGTATGTAATAGTCTTGCAACTGGATTTTCCTTAATTAATTCTGCACTAATACAAAGCTGACTACGATTATCTATCCAGCCTTTATTAACAGTTCCAATTATAGCTTCGTCGCCATTGTTATGTTCTACTCTCAATGGTACACCTTTCTCATTAATAATCTTAGCCATTGAACGAAGAGCACTCTCTGACATTCTTTCATTATCATGATCTAAATTCATGGTACTAGCTATGCCCGTGACAATTAAAGAATCAGACGTTTCGTCTGCTATTGCTTTTTCTATATAAAAGGTAAATTCAAAGCCTTTGTCTGATTGCGCTACTTGATACTTATTCATATTTTAATAATCTTTTACTTTAGTAATTACTGCATCTAAAATTTCAGTAACTTCTGCTTCACTTGCTCCTTTGTCCTTCAAATACTTACGAGAATTAGTCATCCAATTAACGTCTCCTTCTGCACGTTCAATAACTTCTGCCATAAGTATGTTTTTTTCCGAAATTGACATGCTTTTATTTACTTTTGATTTCCAATATGATGCAAATGACTTCTTCAGAACAGTTTCTTTCTTACATGTCTCAATAGCAGCCTTAGCTTCTTGTAAAGTAGGATAGAATTGAGCTAAATATGGACGATTCTCTATAGTTTCAATTACTTGAGCATAATACATACCGTTATTTTCACAAATAGTGGCATTATAGCGTCCTAAAAAGTTATCTTTCCAACTGACTTTGAAAACATTAAGTTCTTTAGTAGTTTCTTCTATTTCTTGCTCTTTATGTGCATCAGTCCACATATCTATGCACACCATTTTTACTTTTGCTTCTTCTGCTACGTCTAAATGATAGCCTTTCTTATCCAATTCTTCAAAAACAAGCTCAATAAACGAAGACAAATCTTTAACATTAGAGATCTTCTCTTTTACGATAGCTCTTACTTCTTGGACAGTCGGTGTTATAGCTTTTTTAGTCTCTATAGACTTTACTATTGTCACATCGCCTTCTCTTACTCTATCTCTAACTCTAGTCTTTATATTTTCTACGACAAATATACCATCACCACTAACCGCAGCAACTCTCCATAAGCCATCTTCACCATCTATTCTAACTACTTCATTTATATAGTGTTTGTAATCAGAAAATGCTTTTTTAGTTTCTATAGATTTCGCTGCATCATTTATGCTTTCAGACACTTCATCTAAAGACTTATTTTTGTCGTCATCTTTTTTCATAGATTTAGAAAGTAAACTATCTATTTTGTCCATAGCTTCACTCATATCACGCACAACATATTTCTTTCCAGCAATATGAAATTCAAGTTTGCTATCTATCTTTTCAACAACTACAGTTCTATATTCATATGAATCTTGATCTTTCTTCATACTTTCTAACATTCTCTTATGTTTGTCTTCGTCATCAGCCATTTCATTAAATTGTTCTGCTACTGCGTCATCTGACGTCTTGTTTGCAGCGTCTCTATATTCTGCTTCACCATTCTTTTCATCTTCAATCATATCGTCTAATTTATCTTGAGAGTGTGATTTTTCTAAATTAGACACTATAGTATCCGCTATTGACTTAATCATAGACTTTTTAGATTCTTCTGCACTTTGTTTAGAGACTTTCTTCCAACTACCCCCATTTACGAGTTCTCTAACCTGAGAACGTGACATTCCTTGATAGTTAATCCCATCTGAATCTGTAAACTTCAGCGTGTTTCCAACTATTTCTCTTATAGTGACTCTTCCTTTCATGTTAGTCTTTCCTTGAGGATCTAAAACATCGCCAACTTTAAATTCTTCACTTACTTTTGTAGAAGCTTTTGTCATATCTTTTCTAGTTTCAACTGCATTCTCTCTAATGATTTGATTGTAAGCACCGAATGTTCCACGTCCTTCTTCATCCATCACTTTGTTCTTACCAGCCTCAATTGCATCTTGAGAGGAGTTAGCTTTTATTGTCATAGTCTTAGTTTTAGCTTGAGCATCGCCTTGCCAAGTTATAGTCACTTGATATTCTTTTATGTCTTTAGTAGTCTCACTTCCTTCTAAATCTTGTTCAGCTAAAAGACTTTTTGGCTCTTTTCCTGCAAATGAAGTATTCACGTCTTTATCTAACACATTCATTTCATAGTCACTTTCAGAATCTTCTGTTTGTTCCTTGTTTAGATATTCCTTATTCATCTCATCTTCTAATCTATGATACTCACTATTTAGAGTTCTTAAATCTGCTTCTATTGACATTCTAGCTTCATTATCATTATTTGAAATAGCTCTATTTAGTTTTTCTTTAGTCTGTGCTATCAATGGCATTAAATCATGCATTCTTGCTTGCACTAAGTCTTTAGTGTCCTTCTGCATGTTAGACTTGCTTAACTGAGCAATCTGAACTTTCTTTTTGTTGATCTCTTCTAAGAGCCTACGAACTTCTGAAGTGCTAGTAGCATCAATCAGTTTATCATTTAGTTCAAAAAGCTCATGCTCTAAGTCACGAACTAATGATGCATTTGCGTCCTTTTGAATTTCTACTAGTCCAGACCAAAATTGTTTAAAAACATTCATATCCTTATATATATTATACTATTATTTCAACGTTTTTTGCTATCTAGGAAGACTTGGAACAACTGTTATGCTTATGTCAGAAAATGTAATGACTGTTCCAGTTCCTTGTACTTCTATAGAAGCGTAGTAATCTCCTACAGTCGGAAAGTCTCCATCTTGCACAGTGTACTTACACACACCGTCTGTAGCAGTTCCGACAGTTGTCATAAGACCACTGACTGTCACTGTAGTAGAGCCACTCATTTGAACTTTAAAATAAGCAGTCTGACTACTAAGATCAAATGCAGTTCTATCGTAGTTCAAAAGCGTAAATTGAAGATCGTAGCCTTTATCGTCTTTTACAACTGTTATTTCTGTCATATTTCTTGTATTAAAATGAATTTTGTCTTATTATTAATAATTTCAAATCCTCTTTGCTCTTGACAAACTACAAAGTTTCTTTTTTGTAGATACGCTGTATATTCTTTCTTTCTTCTGATTCCTATCAATCTCTTTAAAAGATCTCCTAAAGAAACTGTAGCTAACGGATAAGCACCTAACATATTCTTAATCTAATTATACTATTATTTATACAAAACTATTTAAACGCTATCTTAATCAATAATAAAGTCCAGACTATAATTACTGGAATAAGTATATATAATTCTTTGTGCCAATAAGGTGAAAAATTGCTGTTCATAATATTCCAAATCTACCTTTTGCGTAGGTATAGTATTTCTTTATTTCTGATGCTGACCAAGCTCGGTTCTCAATAATAACTTCGTCTATGTTTCCGTTAAAGTAATTTATATAGCCAGATGTTTGATTTCTTTGTCTCCCTATCATTAAAGGTTCGGTATTGTCAGTATCTAAGGTTGCACCAGAACAAGATGCTGTTCCTTCAAGTTTTCCATTGACATATATATTTACAGTTTTTCCATCTTTGGTGAATATTACATTATACCAAACACCAATCGTAGTCGTCGTTACACTTGACGAAAGTGCGTATCCAGCACCTGCGGCGTTCCCGTTATCTGCATAAACATAAAATGTATTATCCGTGTTCCTCATTAATTGGTAAACTGCTAGATAGCCACCAGTTTTAGTCATTCCTTTATGAACAATTGCATACCTTACTCCATTTGCCGCAACATTTACCCACGCACTTATAGTAAAATTGCCAGTTCCAAATTTTAAACTTGCAGCATCTGTAACATTTATAAATGATGTACCTGCATTAAATAAAGCACCTTGTCCAAACTTCCCATATGCAAGCCCATACGACATATCAGTATCAGCACCATTATTTGCATTACCGCTAGCATCTGCGCTATTTCCGTTGAGAGGTAAATACTCTTTAGTAGAAGAAGAGGGTAAGAACTCTCCTAATGAGTGTCCTTGTGCAAGTTGATAAATTTCCCATGGTGTCAACACTCTATTGAAAATAGAAATGTCATCTAGATTTCCTAAATAAAAATAATCTGTTCCTATAACTGTATACTTTCCTATTATTGGATTCTCCGTTGCATCATACGAAGGAGCACCAGATGCAAGTGGTGTAACATCTAATTTTCCATCTATATAAAGATACATATACGTCCCATCATAAACGGCTACGAAGTGTACCCAAACGCCAGTATTAACAGACACAGAACTTGTGACTGTCTTGTTTTGTGTAGTTCCATTAGAAGGATAAATTGTAAATAACAACTTATTAGTAGTACCATTTATAGATATTACCCATCCAGAATAATCATTTGTACTAATTATAGTGTTACTTACTACTCCTCCAATATTTGTTGTAGTAGTATTTAACCACCCAGAAACAGAAAAACTAGATGTTGGCCTCCATAGAGAAGCATCAGCAAAAGTTATTAAAGAACTTGTGCCATTAAAAGTAGCGCCTTGTCCAAACAAGCCATATGCTGTCCCATATGATATTGTTGTATCAGTGCCATTACTTCCAGAGCCAGAACTATCACTAGAGTTTCCCTCCATTCTCCAATATCCTACTAGTCCAGTATCTCGTATATTTGTGTAATATAATTCTTTTGCTGGCATTTTATAAATTATTATAGCGCACGGGCATTACATATAACATTGAATATAAATCTATCGCTGGTGTAGTTGAATGTACAGCATCTATATCAATAGAAACTCTATCGCCTAAAGCTAGAGAAGTTGCTGAATCTGCTGTGAAAGGTGTCGGTGAACTTGCTACAGTAGTTGCTAACGTAGGCTTTGTAGTAAACATCGTAGTTCCGTTTTTATTTATATCTATCGTTGTCGCTCCTGAAACACCAGACGTCCCTACCCATAAATCAGCACCTATAACTCTATATGGCTCCATTGCAACCCAAGCATTCATAACATCTGTCCCAGTAGCTCCGATAGTTCCAGCTAATGCAAATTGTCTAGATAAAGTTTCTGCTCCAAGTGTAGTATATTTACATGTACTAGCAGATATATATGCCATCGTATCTCCTATAAAAGTTATCGTAGTATTAGGTGCTCCATAAGTTGAAGGAATAGACACCATCGCATTTCTTGTCGTTCCACTTTCTCCCCACTGTAATAAAATTCCTTTTGCAAACAACGAAGTATAATCTCCAGTTACTGTCATGGTAGTATTGCTTGCTCTCGTTGGTGAACCTGCTACTGATGTCCAAAATCCAGCAGATGTTGCTACACCACTAAATCCTGAAGTTCCAGAGAATCCGCTAGTTCCAGAGATACCTCCTGCTCCACTCGTTCCGCTCGTCCCTGACAATCCAGCACCACTTGTTCCTGAATAACCCGACGTTCCGGACGTTCCGCTTATACCAGCACCCGAAGTGCCACTAAAACCACTTTTTCCACTAAATCCCGAAGTACCGCTTGTACCGGAAAATCCACTAGTCCCAGAATATCCACTCGTCCCAGATGTTCCGCTCAATCCTACACCCGAGAATCCACTCGTACCAGACTTTCCTGAAAATCCTGAAGTTCCACTCGTTCCACTAAAACCGCTGGTTCCACTCGTCCCTGAGAAGCCACTCGTACCTGATGTGCCAGAAAATCCGCTCTTTCCACTGAATCCAGAAGTTCCTGAGAATCCAGAAGTTCCGCTAGTTCCTGATAGTCCAGCACCACTTGTACCAGATGTTCCAGAAAAACCGGACGTACCACTTGTACCTGTTTCTCCAGAAGTTCCAGACAATCCAAGTCCAGACATTCCAGAGAAGCCACTTGTTCCGCTAGCTCCGGAAAAACCTGACGTACTAGAACCACTTACCCCACTAAAACCACTTGTCCCAGAATATCCTGAAGTACCAGATGAGCCAGAAAATCCAGAGGTGCCTAACAAAACAGAAGAATCTTCCCACTTCGCAGTAGTTCCATCATTAGTTAGAACTCTTCCGCTATATCCTGACACACCAGTGTCTGCTAATACAAATATTCTTCTGTTTGCCATACTATTCTTTAATTATATTGTTCTTATCGTTTTCTACTATTTTTTCTTTAACGCCAAGCTTATCCATCTCAGCCAAATATCCGTCAATCTCAGCTATTTCTTTATCTCTTTGTGCAATTTGTTCTTCTTTTTGTTTTAAGACTGCAATACGCTGCGTCTTTAGATATTCTGGCGTAAAAGTAAAAACTACGGGTACAGTTTTTATGACTTCTATAGTATTTTCGTCCTTTTTAGATATTTGATTTTCTTCCATATTTTTTTTGTTTAATTTTAATTTTTACGCAAGGATCAGTCGTCCCAAATCCAACATTATCTGCATTATGACATCCATACTTTTTACACATAGTACATCTTCCAAACTTATCTTTCATAAATTATATTGTTAAATATAGATTAATTCCGTCAAATTCTATCGCTCCAGCTTCTGGTGCAATATTAACAACACCAGAGGTTAGTTTGATTGGTGCAGTAGAAGCTGTAGCTGTTCCCGCCTTTAGATGTAGGTATGCGGTCGGACTCGTCGTCCCAATGCCGACGTTGCCAGAT